CATAAAAATGAATTAATGCGTTTGGGTACAAGTGATCCAACATCATTTAAAGCTCAGTTTAGTAATCAATTACGAGAACAACAACAACCATCTGAGTTTTGGGGTGCTGGTAGAAAACTAGCACAGAATCAAACTCCTGACGAAGAGACTTTAGATTATGTTGGTGGTGCTCTTCCGAAATTAGGTGGAGATTATTATTACTATGGTAATACTGATTTCTCTGTTCCTGAAAATATTCAGAATTCTATTTTAGGTGCCGGTTTTAAACAAACAAAACAAGCTATAGATCCCACGATTTATAATTTAATGTCAACCTCACCTATAACTAAATACAGAGGCCAGGAATATTATAAAGGTGATTTTGATCCTAGTAATGCTCAATGGGGTACACAGGGATACAATCAACGTGATCTTGGTGATGGTACTTATGATATTTTAGATGCTAGTGGAGCTTCTTTAGGAAAAGGTTATAAAAGCTTAGATGATACTATTAGAGAATTAGCTGCTAAATATAAACAGAATAATATAATCAGTGCCCCTCCTGTTAATGTAGGTGATATTGATAATTATAATCCACAATTTCCTAATCCAACAGAATATTCTAACTCTTCACCATACTCTGCAGGTGACTTAGATAAATGGGAAGTTTTAGGTCAGTTACTAGGTGGTAGTCCAATACCTGTTGATGCAACTTCTAATAGATCATCTTTAGCATTATCTGGAGATGGTTTAGATCAAGGAGTAACAGGGTTACAGACTTTATTTGGTTCAACACCCTTAATCTACAATAATAAATTGGCTGGGTACAAAATGGACCCAACACCAGCAACTGAAGATATGTTAGGTTATGTTAATCCTTTAGCTGTGAATAGACAGGATTCTGGTGGTAACACCATGTTCAATTATGCTTTACAAAGGGAATATCAAAATACAAATAAATGGAATGAGTTGACAAAATCAATAGATTCAAATAATCTCTTTGTACCAACTGAAAATGCTGAACAACTTCCAGGGTGGATTAACAAAGACACCTCCAGATATAATCATGCAAGTGGTGGAGTTATGCCCCAAGTTGCACAAGCTATAGGAACTGTATTACAATTTACTCCTTTAGCTCCTCTTGGTTTAGCCTTAAGTACATTAGCTTCTTTAACACAAGGAAATCATTTAGGGGGTATGTTTGGAGCAATTACTGGTGGATTAGGACAAGCGGGTGCTTTTGATAAACTTGGTTCTAAGCTTGGTGATTCTTTAGGTCTTGGAAATAAAGTTGGGACAGCTTTTGTTAAAGGTGGTTTAGGATCATTATCCGCATTAGCAGGTGGCGGGGGAATTAAGGATGCTCTATTGAGTGGGTTAGGTGCTGGTATATCTCCTGTTGCTGGTGATTATGTATCATCAGGTTTAGGTGATATATTAGGTAAGACCGGTTCTAAGATGGCTGGAGCAGGTGTTAGTGGAGCTTTAAGAAGTATATTTAATAGAGGTAATCCAATTGAGGGGGCAGTAGCTGGCGGACTATCTTCTGGTTTAGGTGATTTCCTTAGCACAATGACAAACAATACTGGTGAGAATATTGATTCTAGAAGAACAAAAGCTTATAACGATCTTGGTAAAGTTATAACAAATATTGCTAGACAACAATATAAACGGAGAAAATAATGGCTACACGACAAGGTGATCGAGGAACAGTACAAAAAGTAAAGTTACCTTTCTTTGGATCAACCTCAAATAGAGGTACTGATCCCGACAAAGACCAAAGATTTGTTAATTGTTTTCCTGAATCTAGAAAAGTTGATCAAACTGAAATAACAAAAGCTTGGTTAGTTAAACGTCCTGGTATAACCTTCTATAAACAATTTGATCCTGATGCTTATGAAGCAAGAGGTATTATAGAATTTAATGATAAACTTTATGCTGCATATGGATCAGAGATATTTGAAGATGGACCAATAGGAGGAGGTGGAGTTCCTGCTTCAGTAATATCAATGACAACCTCAACAGGTCCTGTTGGATTTCGTTTAGGAAACTCTTCTGTTATAGGAGATTATTTATTTATTTGTGATGGTGTTGAAGGTTGGATCATAGAAACTACAGGAGCAGTTACACAAATAACTGATCTAGATTTTCCAACTCCACATTCACCTACTCCTGTATTCTTAGATGGATATATTGTTCTAGCAAAAGGTTCTGATATATTTAATTGTGCTTTAGATGATCCTCTTTCATGGGATGCAACTAATTTTGTATCTGCTGAAAGTTTCCCTGATGCTATACTTGCATTAGCTAGACAGAATAATCAGATTGTAGCATTTGGGTCAGAGTCAACAGAGTTCTTCTATAATGCAGCTAACGCTAGTGGCTCTCCATTTAATAGAAATGAATCTGCATTAATACAAGTAGGTACTGCTGCTCCATACTCAATAACACAAACAGAACGTTATTGTACCTTTATTGGATCATCTTTCTCAGGAGGACAGGCTTTTTGGATAATTGAGGGATTCACTCCAAAAAGAGTATCTGATGAACATATAGAAAGATTAATTAATTCCGAAACAAATACTGTAGGTATTCGTGGATATTGTGTTAGAATATCTGGACATATGTTTTATGTACTAAATCTGCCAACAGCAGATAGAACTCTTGTATATGATCCAGATGAGAAGTTATGGCATGAATGGTCAACAGGAGCAAGCTCTGGTGTTTTTGGAAATAGATTTGTAATTGATTATGCTAATGATGGAGATAATGGTTATTTCTATGGTCAGGTTAGTAATAATGGTAATGTATGTTATTTTGATGTAACTGCTGGAGCAGATTCTCCATCATTTAGTTTTGGACCATCTCCTGAGCTAACATCTATTGATGTGTTAATAAGAACAAATCGTATAGATATGGACACAACTTATAGAAAACGATTACATTCTTTAAGAATATTCATGGATAAAACATCTAACTCTGATCAAAGCACTTTAAGTATATCTATGTCTGATGATGATTATATAAGTTTTTCTGGAGGAACTAATTATTTAGTTTATACAGATTTAGACACTCCTCCTGTATTATACAGACTAGGTGAGTTTAGACGTAGATCATTTGAATTTATACATTATGGACAATCTGTAGGAACGAGATATGAAGCAATGGAATTATGTTATACTGAAGGAATATCCTAATGGCTGGATTACCACCACCACCAATACAAGATAAACCAGGTACTTTTACATGGTTAGAATGGTATAGACAATTAAGAGAATATGTTTCAACATCTGGATCAGTTCCTTGGTATATAATTAACTTTGCTGGATCTAATATAACAGACATTGCTTTAAGGGATCATGATCAATTACAGAATGTACAAGGTGGTACTGCTGGGGAGCATAATCATTTAACAGATGCTGAGTATACACAAATACAGGACAATTTTCATAACTCAACTGTTGGTATACAAGGTGGTACTTCTGATGAATATTATCATCTAACTAATACAGAACACACAGCTTTAACCAATTCTACACAAAGTACATGGACACCTACGTTTACTAATCTTACAGTAGTTCCAGGTACTGGTGCTGCTTCTTATGCTGGTAGGTATTCTAGAATTGGTAGAACAGTCTTTTTCACTGTTAAAATATCTTGTACTGGTACGGCTACAACAGCAGCAACAGCAGGTACTACTTACTGTAATTTACCTATAGCAGCATCTCAAGATGATTCTGTTACCACAGTAAATAAAACAACATTACTTGGTATAGGTACTGGTGTATTAGACTCAACAAACGATCGTTGTTATCCATCCTCATGGACAGCAACTGGTAATACAATAATAATTTCTGGTAAATATGAGGTTTAAACATGGACGAATACGACGACTATTACTTTGATGATGCTATGCAAGGTAGTGAAGGAGGGTTTGGTGGATATGGTGATGAGTTATATCAAGACCCTACAATTAATGCAGGACAAAACACAGATTACAACTTTTTTGAAAATAACACACCCTCTTTAGATTTTAATGAGAGGTATGGTGGTAATCTGTTTAATAATAATTTTGGACAAACAAACTTAGATTTTAATGAAAGGTCATTTCCACAAATGACTTCACAACCTAATCCATTACCTATGAATGGTAATCAAGGTAATATTTCATTTGGGGATACTCTTACTAAGATCTTAGGAGGTTTAGGTGGATTATTTCAACAAAAAAGAGGTAGTTCTGTTTTAGGTGCTCTGTTGGAAGGTTATCAGAATAAACAAAACTCTGCTAGTACTAGAAATATAATCCAACAGCAACAACAACAGGCTGATCCTTTTGGTTCTCAAAGACCTTATTATCAACAACAACTACAACAATCTGTTGCTGATCCTTATGGTTCTAAGATTGTTCAAGATCAAGTTTCGGCATTAAAGAGAGCACAGGATATTAAGAATGCTGCTGCTGGACGTAGAAGTAATAGTGCTACTACCGATCCTGAGTTACTTAAAGCGATGGCTGATATAGCTATGAAATATCAGCAGAGTTTATATCAACCTGCTGGTGCTGGAATCTCTCCAAATATGGTTGGGACTCAAGGACTTATTGATGCTAATAAACAAAATACTCAGGGATATATTAGTCCCCTATTATCTGCTTTGGGATATAATGTAGGAAGTAATACTAATCAGGGTAATACAGACCAAGCCTTAGCTAACTTTGTTAAGATTATGAGTACTATAAATAAAGGACAATAAATGACACCTATTTCTACAGGTTATCAACCTCAATTTGGTTTAGGTGCTTTATATCAAGGTTTTAATTCGGCCAATGCTGATAGATTAAATGAAGAGGAAGTATTAAAAGCCTTTTTACAAAATCAAAAAGAACAGAATGAAGCCCCCTTAAACCAAATTATAAAAACATGGGAAGCTAAACAAGCTCAAGGCAAAATGGATGATCCTGAATATCTTCCAAAATCATTAGAAGGCTATAAAGGACAAATGAATTCTCAGATTGCTGCTGGTAATAAAGGTATGGGTACTTATGAGTCTGAGATAGCCACAACAAATGCTGAGAATAAAAATAAATCTAGGATGGCTAATTTGTTCTCACAGTTTATGGATGAGCAATTAGGTCAGGGTTATGAAGCACCAACACCTTTAGAAGGTTCTAATGGTCAAATGGGTTTTAATTTTGGTTCTGCTAGTAATGCTCTAAAAAATCCTAATTTATCAGAGCAACATAAACAATTAATTCTACAAGATTCAATGAAGCGTGGTGAGAATCCCCTACAGAATTTTAGTAAGATTCAAAATGCTCTTGTAAATACTCCAGAACAATTACAAAAACTAGCACAAATTCAAGCTAAAGGGGATGAAGCTTTACAACTTCAAGGTTTACGTAATGAAAGTGCATTAGCTGTTGCAATGCAAAGATTACAAGACAAATCTGGTAAGCCTTTGAGTATGAAAGATACTATTGCTAAAGCTGCTAGAATTATTCATGGTCTAGAACCTGGGGATGTCGAAGCTGCACGTATGGTTATGCGGGAACTTGAGAACTCACAATTAAGAAGCAATCCTGCTGGATATGCTCCTGGAGGAATTAATCTACAAGGAACACAGGAGTCTGGTAAATATCAGACATTCCCTAGTCCTGTTCAACAATCTGGAGCATTGAATATACAAGGTATACTACCTTCTATTAATAGTGCCCCTACTGGAACAGTAAGTGACGGAACTAAGTTTACAGTGAAAAATAACAAATAAAGGAATATATGTATGGGTTATGATGTAACATTTGATTCTGGTGAGACGATTACATTTGATCGTGAACCTACACAACAAAATATTGAAGAAGCTTACCAGCAGATAAGTGCTAATAAACAACCTAAACAACAACAATCCTTAGTCAACAAGATTCCTGGATTGGAGAATTCTGTTCCTCATAGAGATATATGGGAAGGTAAAGAATACCCTAATGCATCTTTAACAGATCCAGAATACTGGAAAAGTGCTTCTAAAGACATCATAGAATCAGCAACTGCACCTATTGAAACAGGAATATCAATAGGTACTGGATTAACTTCTGGTATGGCTGGTGGAATACTTGGTGGCTTTAATAGATTGTTTAATGATGGTAATTTTCCTAAGGGTATGCATGAAGGTGCTGAATTATTTACATACCAACCTAGAAGTGAGTTAGCACAAAACATGACTTCTACTTCTGGTGAGCATCTACGAAGAGTTTTAGAACCAATGCAGGGTCATGTGACTGGCTTTGATATTCCACAAGCTGTTGGAAAGGGTGTTAAATCTCCTAAACTTCTTAATGAGAAACAACCTGGTGTAAATATAACACAATCTCTAGAAGCAGCAAATAAACAATATGCTGAAACTAAGATTCTACAAATAGAAAGACAAGAAAAAGAATTACAGCAAAGTATAACTGATGGTACTGCTTCTCCAGAAATGCTTAAGGAAGCTGAAAGACTTTATCAAGAAAGAATACAACTACAAAGATCAATGGGTGTAAAACCGAATGATCCTAGATCTATTCATGAAGAATTAGTAAGAGAACAAAAAGATTTAGAACGTCAGATTAAGAATACTAAGCATAAATTAAATACAGAACCTATTACTGATGATCTTATTAATTTGTATGATGATTTATCTACTAAACTAGAAGAGAATAAAAGAGCATTAGGTGAGAGTAGTTATAAACCACAACATGATGATACTATGTATGAGAGGACTCCTCATGATATTGCTGATGCTAGAATTGCTCAAGCATCTCAAGAGAAGGTAATAGCCTCTCAGAATCTTCAAGAAGCAAGAGAAAAACTCTCTGTGCTAGATAGAAATGATCCTAAGAACTCTTCCATGATTGAAGCCTTAGAGAAAGAGATTGCTGCTTATAGAGAGCAGTTAAATATAGCTCCAAAAGCTACAGAAAGGCCCCTAGAAGCTCCTAAAACTGAAGAGGTGATACCTACCCCTAAGCCAGTAGAAGAAAGCCTCTCTACGAAGGCTATAGACGATCTGATGGCTAACTTTCCCAAGGAAAGAAACACCATTACTGATGGTGCTGGTGTTGGTTATGATTGGAATAAAATTTTAGAAACAGCTAAAGAAACTAATAGATTAGCTGAGGAAGATAGGATTATTGCCCTTACTAGAAATGATGATACTCTTGTTGCTTCTTCTAACAAAACACCAAAAGGACCACAGTATGAATTAGGTGATCCTAAATTAAATGCAGCTTTAAATCGTAAGCTTAATATCTACGGAAATATACTAGATAAACTTGACACTAAATTAGAACAGTTAGAAGAGAGTAGAGCTAATGGTGGTTCCTATGATAATAATATTGAAGTCTCATTACGAAAACAAATTGAGAGTTTAGAAAATAAAATAGCAGACTTAGATGTAATTCAACAAAAATCAACAAGAACACCATTCACTGCTAAACCAGAAAAACCTATTACTCCTGAACAATTAAATAAATTCAAGAAAAATGTAGCTAATCGAATTATAGGTTTACGTAAACGTATTAGTAATATTGAAAACACTGGTCCTGTTTCTGAGAGTGGTAAAAAATCTATTAGTAGAATGAAAGACCAAGTTACACAATTGATGAAGTCTTTAGATGATATTGATGCTAAGTACAAAGCACAACAAGAAGCTGCTAAACCTGTAGATGAACTACCCACAATCAATCCTGAATTATTACAGGATGAACCTGTTCGTATCAACAAATATGAATCTATTGATGATATTATTCATGGTTCAGAACATGTAGCTCAGGATTTTACAGATAATCCCCATTTATTTACACCATCTACCAAATGGTCTGGTGTGCAGGTTGATACTAGATTAGTAACAGAATTCCCTCATTTCCAAAAAGTTGTTGATACTTATTTGACTGGTACAGGATTAGGTAAAGATAAAATCTATATTGTTATTGGGGAGAATACAGAAGTTAAGTTCAGTGGTAATACTTCTATTATTTACCTAGATATCAAGTCTCTTGGTAAGGCGGGGGATTTTTATAGGAAGCATCCAAGATTACAGAAGTTTTTAGACGGTGTTAGTAATGATGCTTTCAATAACATTACCTTAGCTATAAATCTAGGTCATGAGATGGGTCATATTGTTTTCACCAAATGGCTACAATCTGGTAAAGTAACAGGAGAGGAATTCTTTAAGATTGTTAATGGCTTCGACGCTTGGCAAAAGAAGAATAATATAGAACCCTTCTCTTTCATAAATAGTCATAGACCCAACGTTTATGAGAAATATCATTCTTTTTTCGATGAGTATTTTGCTGAACGTGTATCTGAGTCACTAATGAAAGATCATCTATTAACTGCATTTTCTGATAAACGATTTAGTATTGTTAAACAGATTACTAATCTTGTTAATAACATGACTTCTACTCTTAGAACAATGGGATTAAAACTAACAGGTGAGCATTATAGACCAGATATTGTAAATGATATTTTAAGTAAGAATAAAGAAGAAATTCAAAAAACTGGTAGAACTATTTGGGATATTTGGGATACAGAGAGAAATGATAAACTAATCTTAGATAATCCTAAGTTATATCCATTCTCCAATAAAACAATGGGAGATATCTATAAGAATCCTTATGAGATTTATAAGGATGTACCAGAGTTACTAAATCAAGGTATTTCTGAACAACTACCGTGGACTCGGAACCGAGGTGCTATGCCTAACTTAGCTAACTTCTCTGTTAAGGCTTTAGATGCTATTGGTAACAGTGGTCCTTGGTTAGCTAGGAAGATGTTTGGTAAAACCACATTAGCTCAAATATTTAAGAATGATCCTGTTATACAATCAGCTCATAGTAAAATTAGAGATGCTGAATATGAAGCTTCTTTTATGGCTAATAAAATCTTATTTGGAGATATACAAAGACCACAATGGGATAGTTCTGGATTCTGGCAGAAGTTTTCTAAGATAAAAAATCCTGATTCTTATTACATGGTTAATAAGAATATGACTCATATAGAATCAAAAAATCTACATGATGTATTCAAACAGGGATTCGATAATGGTACTGAGTATGCAGATACTCTTAGACTTTTTGGACAGCATCTATCAGCACAAGAAAAACAATACTTTAATATTCTTGCCAAAGCTTTTAAAGAGCAATATGATGCAATCCTTGCTTTAGAGCGTAGATTGCGGAAGAACAATAATATTGCTCGTAGACCAGGATGGTATCCTGCTGTAAGACAAGGTGATTTCTTTTCTACGATTAATGTTAATGGTAATACTATTCATAGACAGCATTTTGAAACTAAAGTTGCTGCAGAGGCTTGGGCTAAAGAGATGGAAGGTGCTCTACCTAATAATCAATATTCTGTTGGTCCTGTTGAGAATAGATTAGATGGGCCACAACATCCCGGTGTAGCTGAGATTGTTGATATATTTACAGACTTTGCTATGAATAAGTATGGCCAAAATCTAACACCTATAGCAGATGACTTGAAATTAAAAATGGCTCAAAGGGGTGGTGTTTTTGGAAAGCATCATTTACATAGAGATAATCTGTCTGGTTACAAAGGTAACGAACTTGGTAGATCTGCAGAAGAGCTTGGACATAGTTTTAAACAAGCATTGAATATAAACATCCAAGAATTTCAATCTTCTTATAGAAGTATGAAGATTCGTCATGATGTTGATCCTATACTTAATGTAGGAACTTTAAAAGTGAATAATCCACAAGCATGGTCAGCTATTAGCCAAATGCATGACTCTGCTCTAAATGTTAATAAAAACAATGTTAAAGCTTTTGATGATGCTGTATATGAGGGAGTAGATAGGATAGCTAAAGGTATATATGAAGCAGCTAACCCTGGAAAAACATTCTCACCCAATGAAGCTGTGTATAAGACTATACAGAATAATTTAATTGGTGCTTTCTATTTAATTAAAGTTCTTCCTTCTTTGAGTATGTTTGTTACGCAGTTATTATCTCCGCTTAGTGCATTAAGATTAGGTGCTTATGATGGTGGTTTTAAATCAATGAAGAACTTTGGTAAGGGTATGTATAGTTTTATAACTAAGGATGCTGATTTGATGAAAGCTTTACATGAAGTTACCCAAACCACTGATGTTATTGAACCACAATTTATTAAGACTCTTCACTTACAGGGAGAGAATAAAGTTTTGGAGTGGTTAAAGGATTGGGTTGCTATGAGAAAACCACAGGAAGCTGCTGATACGCTGTCTAGAACTCTTACTTTTTCTTATCTGTTTGAGCATTATAAAGACTTAGGTAATGTCTATGCTGTAGCAAGAGATAAAGCTTTAGAAGGTGTGGATGCTAGTATGGCTGCATATACTAGAGGAGAAACAGCACCAATGTTTCATAACCTTGGGGGTATTATTGGTGAAAGTATGCGTCCATTACAGACCTATGGTCAGATGACTGTTGGTAATTTAGTTGCTGACATGAAGTATATGGTACAGAATCCTACTAAAGCAAAAGCCTATGCTCCTTTTATTATGTCAGGATTAGTATCAACAATAATGGGTGGAGCTATTAGTGGAGCAATTATGACTCAATATGAAACAACAAGAAAACTATTAATGTCTATCAATCCACAATGGGAATTACCATCTATATTAGATTTGATTCAAAAAGGTGTAGTTCAAGTAGATGATGTTGTTGAAGATCCTGATGCTCTTACAAAATTACTAGCTTATGGTATTCCATCAGCAGTAACAGGAGTTGATATTGGCGCTTCTGCTAGAACTACTGAAACTCTTCCTGGAAATTTACTTACTATCCTTTTAGCAGCAGTTGAAGGAGATAGTATGGCTTATGATGCTTCTAATGCTATAGCTAGATTATTCCCAATACACAATAACGCTGTGCAAATGACTCATGGTGCTGCTGTGCTAGGTAAAAAGGCTATAGGTGGTAATGTTCTTGATTCAGAATTAAAACAAGCTATTACTGATGTGTCTATGCGTGGTCCTATGAAAAATGCTCTTATGGAAATCACAGGAGCTAATAAGACTACTGTTATGGGCGAAAAAACTAATATGATTGCTCAAGGTAAAGAAAG